CAAGTTTATCTGCACTTAATTCGTACGGACTAAACGGTCTATTTTGTTGACCTAATCCTCTCTTTACTGGCTCTACAACAAACTGTTTTGAATCAAGTAAATCTTGCATATATATATTAATTTATATTATTCTTAATCTAAATTAGTTATACTATCTATTTCGCTTTTAACATGATATAGTTTATTTAGAACCGAATTTTGTTCTTTTTTTGCTTGCAACAGCTTATTATTAGTAAAGTCATTAGTTCTTTCTATGTTTTCTAAATGTTTGTAAATATTAAATAATGCGTTTCTGGTTTTATATTTCTCATTTAATATGTGATCATAATGATTAAGATAGTCTTTATAAACCATATTTAAAAATTGGTTTTCTTCTTGAGAGCGTTTAAGTTCTTTTACTTTGTTTATAACCATATCATCCATTTTTCGGGCATATTGTTGTACGTTGGAAAACATAATGTCGTTATTAGCAATATCCATAATAATAGAAAACAAAAAAAATTACACGTATTTACTAGTAAGTAATCCAAAAGTTATCCGAGTAGAAATATTTATAGAAAAGATATAAAATATATTTATATATAATATTAAGGATGACAACTAAAAATATAGAACCTCTACTTCAAGAAGACGATAACCGTTACGTTTTATTTCCAATAGAACACGAAGATATATACGCAATGTATAAAAAACAACTAGATTGTTTCTGGAGAGTTGATGAAGTAGACTTATCGCGAGATTTCAAATCGTGGGACACCTTAAATAAAGATGAAAAATATTTTATCTCTATGATTTTGGCTTTTTTTGCAGCTAGTGACGGAATAGTTGTAGAAAATCTTGGTTCTAGATTTATGAATGAGGTTCAGGTTTCAGAGGCGAGAGCGTTTTATGCGTTTCAAATTGCTATGGAAACCATACACAGTGAGATGTATAGTTTACTCATAGATACCTATATTAAGGATCGTGAGGAAAAAAACAAACTGTTTAATGCACTCAACGAATTTCCTTGCATAAAGAGAAAAGGCGATTGGGCTATTAAATGGATTCAGGATAAGCGGTCTAGTTTTGCTAGCAGGTTAGTAGCATTTGCTTGTGTAGAAGGTATATTTTTCTCGGGTGCATTTTGTGCGATATATTGGTTAAAGAATCGTGGATTGATGCCTGGGTTAACCTTTAGCAATGAATTAATAAGCAGAGACGAGGCTTTGCATACGGAATTTGCAATTTTACTATATAATAAGCTAGTTAAAAAGTTGGATAAAAAGCGTGTTGTAGATATAGTGAAAGAAGCGGTGGATATAGAAAAGGACTTCATAATAAATGCGTTGCCCTGTAAATTAGTTGGTATGAACGGAGACTTAATGTCGCAGTACATAGAATTTGTGGCAGATCGTTTAATAGTGCAGTTAGGATATGATAAAATCTACAATTCAAGCAATCCATTTGCTTTTATGGAAATGATCAGTATGGAAGGTAAAACTAATTTTTTTGAGAAAAGAGTAGGCGAGTATGCTCTTGCAAATAAGACAAAGGAGGAAGATTCGGATATATTTGATTTTTCGGATGCATTTTAAAATTAAGTAAAATACAGTTTAAAAAAATATCTATAAGAAGTATAAATGGTAATCGAAACTACCAAGGCTATATTCAACTTCTTCGCTAATTTGACACGTAAACTGGTAAGCATTATAGTGACGGATGCGAATAACAACCTGATAACCGAGAAAACACAGGAGTTTTTAGGACAGCCATCTACGTCGGCTTACAATAGTCCACTTATAATAGACACATACGAGTATGATTATGTAGTGACTAAACTCCGCAGTTTCTTTAAATCAAAGGGATTTTTAGAGGCGCATCCTCAGAACAGATTAAGTATTTTAGCGGCGTGTGAAGATCCTTGGACGGTGGCTAGTTTCGATTACGCTGGTTCGGTTTGGCCTTTACCACAGACAGGTCAGATGTGGTTAGAATATGAACTATTAAAGAATCCGGGTGTTGCGGGTTTTTTCTGTCAGTCGACGAGTTACAGACAGGAACCAGATCCTACGCCTGGTCGTCATGATTTAATTTTTCCTTTATTTGAATTTGAGATGCATGGTGGAATGGAGGATTTAATTAAAATGGAGAAGGATTTACTAATACATTTAGGATATGATGCCAACAAGTTCATTAGAGGCAAATATCTTGATGTGGCCAAGCATTATGATACCAAGGAATTAGAACACGTACACGAACAGGCATTATATGACGAGTTTTCGAAGACATATTTTCTAACTGATTTCCCAGAATACACCAGTCCATTCTGGAACATGAGACGTGATACGAATACGAAAATGGCGAAGAAAGTGGATGTGATAATGAGTGGACAGGAGACTATTGGTTCGGCGGAGAGAGAGGTAGACAGAGATGTTATGAGACACAGATTTGAAACGATTTCTGACGGTGGTTACAAACAGAAATTATATGACTTATTTGGATCGCCGAGAACCGAGAAGGAGTTAGATGATTATTTTATGTTTGACTTCTTCAAGCGTTCGGGTGGTGGCATTGGTGTAACAAGACTAATAAGAAGTATGAAAATGGAAGGATTAATTCCACCAAAAGAAGATTAATGCGGTAATTTTATTATAAAGAAATATAAATTTATAATAAAATGTTTTCAGTATTTTTACAAGGAGGATTAGGTAATCAATTATTTCAGTTATTTACGGCTTTAGCATATAGTTTAAAATACAATGCAAAATTAGAGATACCGACATACAAATGGGATGTGGATACACGACCTACATATTGGGACACACTTTTTAAGAAGTTGAAAGATTTCAAATATATTAATGAAGGTTTAAAACCAGGATCTTTAAAAAGACACATAGAAGATGGGTTTCATCACAAGGACATACCCAAGAAGGATGGTTTTATACTATTTGGATATTTTCAGTCATACAAGTATTTTGAGAAGGAATATGAGCAAATTATGAAAAAGTTTGGGATACGATTATTACAACAGGTTGTAAGAGGTAAGTATTTAAGGTTACCTGAGAGCATATCATTACATTTTAGGATAGGAGATTACAAACATCATCAGTTTCATTGGTTAATAATGGACAATCAATATTATATAAATGCTATAAATCATATAATAAAGAAGACAGGCAGGACAGATTGGGATATAATATATTACTGTGAAGAGAAGGACAACGAAGAGGTGGAACAGAGAATAAGGTATATACAGAGGCGGATACCGAATTGTACCTTTCATAAAGCGTCGGACGAGTTAAAGGATTGGGAACAGATGTTATTGATGAGTGCTTCGACACATAATGTAATATCGAATAGTAGTTTTAGTTGGTGGGGTGCATATTTTAATCCTAATCCAAATAAGATAGTTACATATCCGGAAAAGTGGTTTGGAGTAGCCAAACAAGACAATGATACGAAGGATTTATGTCCGCCTAGTTGGAGTAAAATAACAGATGAAAAGAATATTTAATAAAAATATAAAAATAATTTATTTAATTACTAATATGCAAAAAGTATATACAATAACAGGAAAGACCGATGGTTTTGGAGCACAATATCATGCTATAATGTCTGGTATAGCTATATGTAAATATAAAAATTATATATATTTACATACACCTATGAAAGAAGTTGCTCATGTGAAAACATTAGATGAATTAAATCTAAATAAGTTTATAGGAATTAAAAGTGAAAAAAACAATAAAGCTATAGATATTAAAGAAGAGTTTTCATATGAAGTGCATACTTCTAAAAACCCGAGTATTTATTATACTAAAGAAGTTATTGATATAATTAGAAATTATTACTATTCAACTGCAAAACCAAGTATAGATAATATAGATATAGCAATACATATAAGAAGAGGTGATGTTGTTAAAAACACATTTGGACCAGGAAAGATAGATAGATTTACAGATAATAACTTTTACAAAGAAGTAATTAAGAAATTATTGGCAAAGTATCCTAATTATATTATTCATATATATTCGGAAGGTAATGTAAAAGATTTTTCAATAAAAGAGCATTCAAGGTTGAGGTTTCATTTAAATGAAGATATAATTGCAACATTTCATTCACTAGTTAAAGCAAAGGTATTAATAATGGCTAAGAGTAGTTTATCTTATTCTGCTGGAATATTAAATGAAAACAAAGTTTATTATATAGAGTGGTGGCATAAAAAATTGGATCATTGGATAAACATAAAAGATGTAAATTAAAGTTTATATTATGGAAATTCAAGGTTATCTTTAATTCTATATTTGCAGTTAGTTATTTCCTTCATAACTCCTTTACATTTACGATTATTATTAATTAAATCTCTGTATAAACTGGAAACGTGAGCATTATGACATTGATTATTATTATGATTTTGGTGTATACAATGATTAGCAAATCCTACATTACAAGTGTAAAAATTTTTGGAAGTAGCCATGCCTACAAGAATCATATCATGTCTTGTCCCAGCTATAACAAGATTTTTATCTATATTATTTATAACTGTTGTAGGAGAATGTATAAAATAATCAATACCACACTCTGCGTGATAAGCACATTCATATTTATTGGATGACTGATGAGAAATTATTACACTTTGTTTGCTATGCATATTAATGTTATTAGCAAATTTATTGTAATCAAAACTCTCGAGTATCTTAGGATTGAACCAATCAATTCTTCTTCCAACAAGTGCATAATTTTTTAAATCGGCATATTTACTTTTGAATGATTTAATTATATCGATCATATGTTGAAAATAAATCATATCTGAATTAGTCCAAATCATAACATCGTTTGAATCAGCATATTTATTAGCTATTACAAACATTTCATGTAAATATGGTACATTTTGTAATGTTGTAATATTGGGTTCATGTATTAAATTATATTTATCACATATTTCTTTTGTACCTTTATCATTGCCAATTATAATAATTTTAATTTCTACTCCTGTTAAAAGTGTCCATGATTTAATTGCTTGCTCTTGTCTCCATGCATCATCTCCTATAAAAGGTTTGCATGTAGTAAAAAATATAACTTTGTAGCTCATTTAATATAAAGTTATATAATATATTTATATAATAAACTTAAAATTTTATTTATTACAATTAATGCATAAATGCCAACCTAGTTTTTCTTCTAATATTTTAAACATATTTTCTGGCATTACTTTAAACCACTCTTCTTTTTCATATATATTATTTTTATATGGATCTATTTTATAGGGGAAAATATGTGTTTGAAAAATATTAACATTACTAAATTTTTCTAACAATTTATATACTTGATCGTTTGTATATGTATAGGCTAATGGACACCCATTTTGCGCTTCATACTGTTCCTGTTCGTTATCTATCAACATTTTTTTCCAAGAATTCTCAGAATATAGCATCAATTTAAATACTCCACCTGGTTTTAATAATTTGTATACATTTTCTACAATTTTTTTAGGATCAGGACTATGATGAATAACTCCAAATGAATATATTAAATCAAATGAATTCAATCCCAAAAAATCTATATCTTCCTCTGCATTAATATTATATAAATCTCCAGATAAGTTATAAATATGTAAACGCTGTCTTGTTAATTTCAATGATTCATCCGATAATTCTATTCCTGTATATTTTGCACCATTTCTGATAAAGTTTACTGCTGCTGTACCTATACCACAGCCAATTTCTAAAACTTTTAAGTTGTTGCAATTTGAAAAATCAGCAAATTTTAAAATATGTGGCTCTACAAAATGTTTTTTATTTTCAACTTCATCAAAATACTCACGCGTACCTTTTTCTAATTTTGAATGATTTAAATTGCAAGGTCTGCTGTTCCAATAATCTTTAATATTTTGAATTGATTTACACGCATTTTTATTTTCAGTCATTATGTATATAAATATATATAAATATATATAATTATATTTATATATTATTGTAATGAAAAATATATTATTTGTAGGGTCAGAATCTTATGATGGAACAACAATAACCATAATTGAAGGTTTATATAAAATTGGTTACACTGTTTTTGTATATAAAAAAGGTAATATTAATTCATGGTTTTGTAATACTATTATTGATTCTTTGGATAATATTGAAAATAATATAGATTTTGTGCTAAGTAATTTACATTGGGGAACTAGGTGGGATTTGTATAATAAATTAAGTAAAAAAATTCCATATATATTGATTGATGGCGATGATCATAATAATAGCAATACATGGAAAGCGAAATATATAAAATATGGTAATAATTATGGTTATATTAATAGTAAGAGAATAAAAGAAATAGAAACCCAATATTTATTAAGTAAGAGAGAAATGATTAAAATAGAAAATTATGAACCAGATTATATATTTAAAACACAAAAATTCAGCAATGAAGGTATCTATCTACCATTTGGAATAAATTTTAGTTATTTAGAATTTAAACGTGATATTCCTATCGATAAAAGAAATATTGATATTTGTCATTTTCCTGGACCAGGTCAATATAGAGTAAATATGACAAATTTTATTAATAATAATTTTAAAAAATATAAGGTATCTAATAAATTAATCTATGGAAATATGATTGTGGATGATAAAATTAAAACATCTTGTAAAAATGATAATAATGTACATAGTTGGCATAGATGGAAAACATGTGATAAATATTTTGATACAATTAATAATTCTAAGATTTGCATATATGTTCCTGCTCCCGGAGGATGGGACTCTAAAAGACCATGGGAAATAGTTTCTCAAGGCACTATTTTACTTTACTTTAAAACAGATGGTTTAAATGATGAAACATATCCTTTAAAAAATTTGGGTGATTTTTTTGAATTTAAAAACCATGAAGAATTAAATAATAAATTAAATTTATTATTAACAAATAACGATTTTTTAAAAGAAAAAGCAAAAGAATGTTATGATAATTCAATAAAGTATTTTAGCCCCGAACCTCTTGCAAAATATTTTTTATCAAAAATAAAAAAATAATTATTTGATTTAAAATAATATATATAAATCAAATATATTAGATAAAAATTTTTTACCTAATAAGTAACTTTTTTTATCCATTTATTATTAACTAAAATAGTATTATTGTTTTTATTATAAAAATAATCATTTTCATCGACAACAGAACCTACATAAGGTCCACATACTTTTGGAAAAAATACACTATTATCATTTCTTAAATTAAAAGAATAAAAATTTTTATATAATGGTAATATTTTATCTTTTAAAAAATTTTCATCACAATAAAATGGTGTATTATCTTTATTAATGTAATTCATCATTTCTTTTATATCTAATTTTTTTCCATCTATAATTCTATTATCTTTGTATTTATTTTCAATTAAACTGTAATTTTTAAAAGACATCATTCCAGCTCGCAATAGAGGTTCGGTTTCATCTCTAAAACTATGTATAATTTTATCAGAATTAATAAATTCATCAATATATTTTTTTTCATATGGAGAAATTCTTGAATCTGTATCTCGCGACATCCATATTTCTACATCATCATCATTTAAAACATAATATCTCCATAAAGAACCATACTGTCCTGCTTGTTTCCATTTTTTACCACCAGATGGTTTTTCTATATATATTAATTCTGTATTATCTAATGATTTCAATTTTTCAATGATGTCATTAGGTACAGTATTATCATAATAATATCTACAAATCCATCCAGGAAAATATTTTTCGGCTAATAAAGCATTCTTAATGGCACCAACAGTATAACAGGGTATATTTCCCCATAATGAGAAACAAATTATTCGTTTCATATTATGTAATATTAATATAATTAATATTTATATTAAATATATGGTTTTTGTAATTGTTTTTGATAATTCTGAATACATGGGTGGATTTGGCGATAGAGTTGTTGGTATAATATCAATATCATTAATAAGTAGACTATTAAATAAAGAGTTTTTATTGATTGGAAACGTGAAAACGTAAAAAATATTATAGAATATAATGATTTTGAAAAATCTAACATCAATAATGATAATTTTAAAGTTGTAAAAATAATGAATGCAAACTTTTCACATCCTTTTATTAAAAAATTAAAAAATGAGAATATTAAATCGCTAACGGATTTGAACAATATTTTTTTCTATTGCAATTTAGAATTATCCAAATTTCTTTTTCATAATAAATTTTTCTCAAACCTTAATTACTATGATGAAATATTAAAAGAGTATAAATTATTATATAGTGATACAATTAAAATAAAAAACAAAGACTATGTTACAAATTTAATTGGTAATAAAAGTAATATAATCGGTATTCAAATTAGGGCAGGAAGACCAGACTGGAAAGAAAAGAAGACAGATTTGGGCGGATTCGGGGGTAAAAATAAATTTTTAACAAGTGAAATAATTATTAAAAATTTAAATAATATAAAAAATCACATTGAATTAACATATAATATTTATTATGTATTCATTACAAGTGATTTCGAGAATATATATAATATATCATTAGATATATTTGGTGATAAATTAATTTACAATAATTTACAAATAACACATATTGATAGAAATCCAAATTTAAACACCATAGATAAGGTTTTTATTGATAGTTATATTTTATCACAACATACAAATAGATTATATATATCTTCATACAGTAATTATGGAAGAATTTCGGCATTAAGTAGTATTCATAACGAAATTTATAATTCGGAAAATTGCAAGAAGTTAGAACCTAAAAATCTATTATCTAAACATTGATGTATAATGGAAAAATACTTATTACACATTTGAACATTTAAAACGCCGAGTTATACTAAATTTTGGCATCCACCATTAAAAAGTTGAAATATCATTTAATAATTTCTACCATCACCATGATTCATGTCATAATAAAAGCATGGTTCTTTAATATAAACACAATCAGTAACAGATAATAATTTTAACCACATTTTATGATCTTCCGCTGGAGGTTTAACTTCGGGCATTAAACCGACTTTTTGGATTAATTCTTTTTCAAAAATAACACTAGATGTTATAATACAATTGTGAATTTCTATAAAATCCAATGTCCATATATCGGGGAAATCATTATTGTTATTATTAAAATAATATTCAGCATTATTTTTTTTATATTTATTTTTAATTCCTTCAAAACAGATATCCTTATTATATTTTTTATATGTTGTATTATTATTATAAATCCCATGTGCCATATATCCATCTGATGATGACATTTTGCAATCAGTATTTTTCATAGAATTTATTTGAAGTTCTATTTTATTTTGTAACCAATAATCATCATCATCTAAAAAAGCTATATATTTTCCAGTAGAATGTTTAATACCAATATTTCTAATATAATTAATGTTAGAAAACCCAAAAATTAGTTTACTATTTAGTTTTTGATGTAAAAATATTACATTTTTTATCTGATTGTTATAATATTCTAATTGATTAGAACCATCATTTACCACTATTATCTCTATATTTTTATATGTTTGATTTTTTATAGAATCTATTGCGTTTAATAGAAAACTAAATCTATTATATGAAGGTATAATTACAGAAACCTTATCTGTATACATAGTATATAATATATATATACTATGTATATATATATATAATTTATTTTTTTTTAAAAACCATTACAGTTTTTGAAAAATAATTGAAATCTACATTTTGTCTTAAATTATTTTCACTTTCAATGTCATTAATATAATCTAAATTGTAAAATAAATTTTTTATATAATTATTTGGTTGTTCATTAAAGTGTCCTAAACCTCCTTGGTTTGGTAATGCCCAACTTAATACAACACCCTTAGTATTATTATTATTTATATTTTCAATAAATATTTTTTCATATTTTTTAGGAATATGTTCACCTACTTCCAAAGACAAAATCCATTCAGTTTTGTTTTCTAAAGTAAATGGTTTTGATAAATCAATTATTTTACATAACCCATTAGTTTCTTCAACTGTATTAGGATTTCCATCATAACCTTCACAATTTAAACCAGCACTATTAAATTTTTTTACATAAGTACCATCACCACAACCCAAATCAACTATACTTAATGCATTATTATTTTTAAAGAATTGTATTAATCCATTACATAATTTATTATCAAACTGGTGTATATCTTGAAATTTATCTCCATGATGATTAAAGCTTCCATTTTCATTTACAACTCCATTACAATACATATTTATATTTATTATATATAAATAGGTATTTATATTATTATTAGCTTAAATATTTAAAATTATATAATAATCCAATTATCAGGAATATAATCTTTAATATTATTCCTTGGATCTTTTCTATTTATAAAAATAGAATTTGGATGTATTACTATTTTATTTTTATTAATATTTGATAAATATGCAGCCCACCATCCAAAACTAGAATTTGTTAATATATAATGATCACACGATTTTAATATATTAAAATCTGTTAACATATCATTTTTAATTATTACTCTTTTATTTTTAGGTATATTATTATATATCATATTATTTATATCTTGCGATACATCTGTATTAAAAATAATAAAAACTACATTATCATTAAAATACTTTAAAGATTCAATTAAATATTCTTCTGTTATATTCCACCATACATCATTTCTTATTAATTTATCACCTCCTCTAACATGTAAAGCTACTAATTCCATATTTTCAAAATTTTTTTTTATATTTGTTATTATATCATTTGATTTTTCTATTATTGATTTATTTATTATAGTAAAATCATTATATAATATATCTTTTATATCATTAAAATATTTATAACTTTGAAAATAACCATTGTAGTTAATATTACCATACAAATTAAAAATATTGTTACTAAATATAAAACAATTCATTATTTCTTCATTATAATTATTAAATTTAACATTTAATACATTTTTTTCTATTTCTTCATTTAAATATAATTTAAAATTTGATAATAAACATAACTGTCCATCACTTTTACATTTAGTAATATCATGTAAATAAATTTTTTTATTTGTTTTAACAGATATACTTCTCAGTAATGCATACTGAAATAAGGCATTACCAAAACGTCCCTTTTTACCTAAATTTGAATTAGTTATATACATATATAAAATGCTGGATTAAAATTTTTTGGTGTAGGAGAAGAATTCATATATTATATATAATTACTATATATGTATATATTACATATTGGGGCAAATGATATGAGAGAAATTGATTATAAATATACGCAAAAATATAAATATGGTATATTTATAGAACCAATACCAAGTGTTTATAATGACTTATCATATAACTTATGTAAAATAAATGAAAAATATAATACTAATTATTATTGTTACAATAATTTAATTACAAATACAGATAATCAATTATACAAATTTAATATCTATAAAAATGATAATGGAGATATGGGTCCCAGTTCTATTTTTAAAGAAGGAACTAACTGGCCATACTTTAATCGTATACCTATTATTAAAACAATGCCATTATATTCGACAAGAATGAAAACTTTAATAATAGAAAATAAAATAGATACTTCATACTTACAAAATGTATGTATTGATGTTCAAGGAGCAGAACTAGAAGTGTTAAAAAGTTTAGACGATTATATAAAATATATAAATTATTTAGAAATTGAAATCTCTCAAAAAGAATATTATAAAGGTGGGGTTTTGTTTAAGGATTTAAATAATTTTTTAATTAATAATAATTTTAAATTACAATCTACCACTATACCTATACATGGTAATGTTATATATATAAGAGCCTAATAGATAATATCTTTCCAATTAATTGATTTTCCTAAGTATGAATTTTCTGTATAATTTTTTAAATTTTTGTTTTTTAACAGTCTAACATAATCCATATTAACTAATTCAGGATGGACATACCAATCTTCATAAGTATAATCAGGATGGAAATTATGTATATCTTCAAAAAGACAAAAATATCCTCTCTCTTTCAGTATTTTTCTAGATTCAATTCTAGTTTTTTGTATAATATCTAAATGATATAAATCTTTTCTACAATCGTGTTCAAATGTTATTGTAGCAAATTTATGATTATCCATAACTTCATTATCTATTTTTTTTAATGTTGCTAAAGTAGAACCATTAGCTGGTTCCAAATCAATTTGAAGATAATCTATGTTATTAGGTACATCATTATTTTGAAACATTTTTTTATAATCTATTTTTGTAGCATCGTTTATAATATGTATGCTATTTTGTCTTAATTGTTTGTATCCATTTAACCATTTATTTGAATACTCAATCATAATACCTTTCCAATTATAATCTTTTTCTAATAAATATGTATTATTAATACTAACTGGATGGTTTGAACCAATTTCAATAAAATAACCATTTTTTTTAAAATTTAAAATATTTAAAATAAATTTATCTTGTTCAGCTTGTCCGTTAAATTTATTCATATAATATGTGTATATATATGATATGAATAACTTTAACGAAAAGTTTGATAAAATTTTTGTTATATCATTAAAAAATAATAGAGAAAGACAAAACTATATAGAAAAATCTTTAAATAAATATAATATTAAATTTGAATTTTTTATAACAGAAAAACCTAATATTGAAAATATTAATATTTTAGAAAAAGAATATAATTTAGAAATAATAGATTATAATAAAGTAAATTATGGGTGTATAGGATGTTTTAATTCGCACTTAAAAATATGGAAACAAATTATTGATAATTCATGGAATAATGTACTTATTTTTGAAGACGATATGATATTTAATAATAATGAGCAAATTTTACAACATATACCAAGTGACTATGATATATTTTATTTTGGTTTTGAAGGTGGCAAAAATATACCTATAAATAATTATATTGGTTATCCAACAAAACCAGCTTGTACACACGCATATGCTATATCTAATAAAGGAGCTAATCTTTTGTATAAATTTGGAATACAAGATATAAAAAGAAATACAGGATTACAAATTCAAGCAATAGATGGATTTCTCGGTAGTTTTCCTAGCGCTAAACCATATTTTCATTATGACATAAATAGAAAGTATAATAAATACGCTGTATTAAACAATTTAATAAATCAAAACAAAACTTTTAAGAGTGATATTCAAATATTGAGAAAATAATCGTATTGAAAATACTTTATCATTTTCTTCACTTTTTATATAATTTAAACTATTAAATAATCAAAAATATTACCATATTCTTTTTTAACTTCATTTATTAATTGTATTTCGTCTTTTATTGTAACTTTTTTCCCTGCTTCTACCAATCGTTTTGCTATCTTTAATTTAGCACTTTCTTCTATTAATGGAATTTTACTATTTTCTTTATAACATACATTTTCTATAAGATAATCATCTAGTTTCAAATTAAGCAATTGTTTAACCTGAAAATCTATGTGTTCTTCATTATACTTTGTAGTAGCCGTTAATAAATCTGAATTAATATTGTTCTGATCTATACATTGTTTTAAAGCTTTTGTATCTCTTGGAAAACAAGGTCCACCAAATGAATTTCCTGGTCTAAAATATTTATTGCCTATTCTTTTATCGCTACCAATACTATCCAATACTTTTTCTTTATCAGCACCAACATTGTCACATACATCTGAAATCATATTAGCGAAAGATAGTTTTGTAGTAATAAATCCATTAATTGAAATTTTAACTAATTCAGCCTCTAATGGGGATAATATACAATATTTTGTCACATGTCCCTCTGCAAACATTTTATCGTAAATTTCTTTTAATTTTTCACCCAATTCGGCAGAGTTAGTTCCTATTAATATAATATCAGGTTTTCTAAAGTCACTTATTATAGAACCTTGGGCTATAAACTCGGGATTGTAGTTCAATGTAGTGTTTTTACAATCGCATATTAATCCATTGCCTACTTCATCGATATATTTTGGCATAACAGTACAACCAACGATTATATGTTTGTTTTCAACCTTGTGTTTATTTATATTAAATAATAAATTAGACAAAATACTATGATCATAAAATTTGTCTCCACCTGAATTTGGCGTCTGTACAATTATAAATATAATGTCCGAATGTTCGAGTCCTTCTTCTAATGATGTAGTAGCTTTGACTTTTGTTTTAGCCATAAGCTCGTTGTATTCAGGTTCTTCTGTTTTATACGTTTTATTATTTATTGAATCTACATATCCTTGAAATATATCTACACCTAAAACATTGTAACCTGCATTGTCTAATAGTAAAGCAAATCCAAGTCCTAATTTTCCAACACCTATAACTGTAATATTCATATTATATATTATTTAACTAAATTTGTTTAAATAATATAACTTATCTTAAATAATGCATAATATATATAATTTTGATAATAAAAAGTATAATTTTTATGATATGATTCTAAATTATTATACAGGAGTTTTCGATAATAAATTAACTAACTTAGAAAATATACATGAAATTCTAAATACCGATAATATTTCTGATAATGATAGAAAATTTTATCAACAAATACCTGAATTTGGTATAACAGATAGAAATAGTATATTTGTTAAAAAATTTTACACATATTTTGATAGTGATTACACTTTTTTAAAATTATATTTAGATTTTGTAATTAACAATATTAAACCATTGTTTCCTGATGAAAGTAAATTAGTCATTCAAAAAGTACCAAATATTAGATTTCATATTCCTGGAAATAGTAATATAGGAAGGAAATCAAGTGATAAGTTTGATGATATAATAGGATTACATCATGATGGTGAATTTGGTCATCCACAAGAAGAATATAATATAGTTATTCCTATTACAAAAATGTATGACACAAATGCTATGTATTATGAAGAGAATCCTAAATCAGAATTAGATCCACATATGTATAAAAATATGAAATTGAACCAAAATGAATTTTATATGGGGAATTTAAATCAATGTAAGCATTATAATAAAATAAATGAAACAACAATTACTCGTGTAAGTTTAGATATAAGAGTTATACCATATTCTCATTTTAAACCAGGAATAGAAAGATCAGCAACATCAAAAATAAAATTTGAATTAGGAAATTATTATATGTTAATTTAACTCCTATACTTTTTAATTTTTTCTTTATCTCGTTCAACATAAACCGCTACTTCCTTTTTTAATTCCATCAAACATTCTAACCCACTAAATTCATGATCATTATTAATAATATACCTTGGTTTTCCTCCTTGATTACTACAAAAATGATTTCTTAATGGAAAAAATAAATCAGGTTTATAAACATCATTAATCCAATCATCACAACACCAATTAACTATTTCATTTGGGAAAAAATAGCCGAAAATTTCATAATGTTTTTTAGATACAAAACATTGTGTTAATAACCGCATATTATTATTAATTGGACCAACTAACCC